ATAATTTAAATAATTATCATTAGTAATATGTGGTATGTTTGTTCCTCTTTTAATTATTCCGCATCCTAAATCCGTATCTACTACCTCTATATCCAAATCAATTCTTTCAACTCTTAATTTTGCAATTGCTTTCCAAACATCACCCGTCCACACACCACCATGATCATCTCTCTGTTGCATATGTTCCGATGTTGGTAAACAATCGTGGCACACAATAGAACCTCTTTCTGCCAAATGGTTTAACGAATTTTCAATATCTTTTAGTACTTGATCATTATGGTGTAATCCATCTATAAAAATGATATCAAATTTTATATCGTTGGATATTGATTCAAAATACTCATCCGATGTTCCGATGAATGTGACTTCTCCTTTTGGAAAGGGATCAATAGAAACCTTATCTTGTATATTGATTTTATCAAAATTACTTGTTGGGTCTTGTGTTCCAACTTCTAAATAAGATTTATAATTATTTTTACTTATTAGAATATTAATTAAATCCCATCGATTTAAATACATCATATTTGTTTATTAAATTGTTTACTACTTGTTTTTGTGTGTAATTATTTATTACTTTTTGATAACCACTAAATGCTATTTTTTCTCTTTCCTTTTCATTTTCATTATAATAATTTATTTTTTCAATACAATCAAACATATCATTATAAAAAACAATATCCGTTCCATCTATAAACATTTCATGCAAGCGTTTACTATCATTCAATCTATCGGTTATGATAAGTTTACCACATGCCATTCCCTCAAATATTCTGCGGGTGATTTCACCCCATCTACTATTTTGAACAACCATCAATCCTTTATTTAAAAATTCAGTATGTTCAATGCCAACCATTCCATTTTTATTACCAATAGCTCCCTCTGCCCAATTTGTAAGATAATCTAAAAATCCTGAATTACCAAATCCTCGCGTTGTAACAGCAACGTATTCTGGCGATAGATTCATTGGATATTGTATTGATGTATCTGCAAAGTGCGTAACCCATTCTACATTTGTTCCAATTTCTTTATATTTTAAATAAGAATCATAATCAGGAGTAATGGTATAATGAAATTTATTTGCTTTTGGTGAATTTCTTTCCCAGTTTTGTGGGTCATCACCACTTTCTTGTATCCAAAATGCATCTACATATTTTTTATCAAGAAACGGTGAATCAAATCTTCCCCAATCCATAAATAAAACAATATCGGTTTTTGGATTTGATTCTATCCACTCCTTAAGTTTAGTGTCAGAATATATTCCCGATTTATTACTACCAATTGATACTATATCCGTTTCCCAACCACATGCTTTAAATTCATTTACCAATGACATCGGTGTGGACCAAATTTCATCAGGCTCATATGCGTATATAAATGTTATTTTCATAAAGTATCGTAGTAGTTATTTTGCTTTTCTTGTCTTTCAATTGTTTTTGGATGCCTAATACAATAAACCTCATCGGCTGGGAATGATGTGTAATTTTCAAATCCAACTATTCTTTCATGTACTTTATTTACCCATCCAATTTTTTCTGACTTTTTATAAATACGAGTTTGAACATCTGGGAAATTTACCCAACCTTTTTCGTTTACGTTCCATCCCCATTTTTGAATATGTGTTTTGGTTAATCCATCAACTGTGTTTATACGTGGGACTACAATCAAATCTTTATCAGTATTGTTATCTAAAATATCCTCCAAATTAACAATAAGATTTGGATCCAAATATTCATCGGCATCCAATTGAAATATCCATTCACCTTCACATTGTGAATTTAATAAATTTTTCCATTGAGCAAAATCATTATCAAATTCGGATTCTATTAATGTAATCTTGTCTGCGTTTGCCTGTAGTTCCAGATATTCAACCATTTCAATAGGTGCTTTTGGTGTATCTAATAAAACTACAATTTCAGAGTTTTCACCCTTATAATTTAGTAATTGTGTGACCAATCTAATAATCTCTTCATGCTCATTACAAGCTGTAATTGCGTAACTTAATTTCATATTAACTATTTGTATAATGCCAACTACCACTCTGTGGATTCACATATGTAGTTGATGTATTTAGGTTTGGTATATTTAAAATACCTGTTGTTCCAGGTGTAACGTTCACCGTTCCAAATCCACCTATTCCGATAGGAGTGCCAATTGGTTTTTGTTCATCTGTAACCTTTTCCAATTCCTCTTTAATTCTATCCCATTGTTTTGGGGTTGCGGTGTAATCATTACATGCTTCCATAAACCCCTTCATCCATATAACAAATTCTTTTGATGTCATATCTTATTGATTTCTTTTTTGTGATTTTGTATCTATTCCTGTTACGTTTTTGTTTTTTGGAGTAATTTCATTTACATCCATCGTTAACTCAACAACTTTATTTAATCCGCTCATTTTATAAGTTCTATAAGATTCATTTGTAATCGTTGGTACTTTGCTAACAACTTTTTCGTATATCTGCTTTGCACCACCTCTCATTTGTAATTTTTCGGTTTCTTCGTTTACAAATTTACCAAAAAATCTTTTTATAACATTTGGATTTACATTGGATACTTTTACACAATGTATTATATCTTTTGCTTTCGATACAAACAATGTAAATACTATTGGGGCAGTTGTTTCTGTAAACTTCTTTTTATCTCCATCAATATAAGCGTATTCTTTTATTAGATAAAACTTGCCCCTTACCATTTTTTCAGGAACAATTACATTTCTATCATCTATAAATTTTCTATATATTGGATTGTAATTAGACATTTTTTACTTTAACATTTTTAGTTTAGGTAATTCTAATTTTTGAAATTTAGGTTGTATTTTATTATACACATTATAATGATTCAAAATAGTATCAAATAATTTAGTCATTTTTTCTAAACTAAAATTTTGCTTATTTTGTTTACCTAATTGATATGCGGCGATTTTATACTTATCATAGTTTTTATAAACATCTTTCATTTTAACCAATGCATTTGAAATATTTACGGTGAACCATTGTGCTTCCTTCAACAGGAACTGGTCTGCAGCGGATTCATGAACATTTTTAAGTTCTCCATCCAATAGTATTGCACCACCTCCTTTCAAAAAATCCAGGTGGCCGCTCCAATTACTTACTAATATTGGTTTGCCTGTTAAACTGAATTCTAATAATGGTCTACCAAATCCCTCACCCTTTGTAAAGTTTAACATTGCTTTTACTTTTGGATGTTCATATAATCCATTCATTTCGGATTGAGTCAAATCTCCATGCAACAGATATACAGGAACTTTACCATAATCTTTATCCAATGCTTCTCTTATTTTTTTAACTATTTCTTCCCTACCCATAACACCAAATCCTGCACTAGATGTTTTCAAAATCAATGCTGGTTTTACTTTCTCATTTTTGAAAGCGGTTGCAAATGCTTTAATCATCATGCCCACATTCTTTCTATCCTCACCTAAATTTCCACGCAACCAATGTCCTACAAATAGGAATGCAAAATCTTCTTTAACCGATTCCAATTCGGTAATATGTGCAACATATTCTGTTCCAAAATCATTTTCATCAAATCCTTCGAACAAAATCTGAATAGGTTTTTCAACCTTGTGTTGTTTTATAAGTTGTCCGGTCTGATTATCTGCTTCGTTAAACATTGTAGATGCAAGAATATTTTTAGAATGCTCCGATGGAACTATTATCAAATCCATTCGATTGCAGCCACCTACCCATTCAAATGCACAATGTGTAGTTTCTATACCAGCGGTGATTCCTATGTTATAGTGCCCCATTGGTTGAAATTCATTCGGTACTGTCACCTGCATGTATATGTCCGGCTTTTCCGTTATCTGTGGGATTATCCTATCTACAACCCATTTGTGGAATGGATTATCGTAATTAAGAGCATCCATTGGAGTTTGCCCCCATCTTGTACTAATTACTTTAACTTCGAACTTGTCTAATTTATACAATGAATGTAATAAATCTCTACTATGATCTCCATATCCACTTCTTGTAGATACCGGAGCTTGAAATATTAATGTTGGTTTCATATTGTAACTAATTGATATTTTTTACGTGGTTTCCAATTTTCTAATGCAGTTTCCATTCCTTCTACTAATGTTTTACACATATTATCTCTACTCAATCCACCTTCTTCCATAAAATGCGTTCTACCTTTCAATCCCATTTCTTTTCTTTTTTCTCTTCCCATATCATACCATTCTTTAATCAATGGTGCTACATCTGCAAAATCAACTCTATCATCAAAAATGTATGGTGTAGGAACTGAACCTGTTGTTGACCGAACTGGCCAAATTGGTTTTACCCAATCTCCCCATATAACACTTTCTTTTTTACTTTTATCATGCAAAGACCCTATTTTAACATAATCTTCGGCGGTTAAAAGTTTTTCAGTTTTTTTATCTCTGAATCCACATTGGTCTTGTAATCCACCTGTGACATTTACAATGATAGGTGTTCCTGCCATAACGGATTCCGCAGTTGCCAATCCAAACCCCTCATTAGATGCTATATTTATAGTAACATCTGCGATATTATACAAATAGTTTAATTCCTTTTCTGTATATCTATTTGATGCGAATATAATCTTTGCATCCGGCATCAAGTGTTCTGCTGTTTTTGGTAAATCCGTTCCATGTTCTTCAAC